GCAAAATGGTACGCACCCTTAACAGCACAGAGGAGAGAAGAGAAGAATTACTCACTGAGCAAACAGCCGTAGCTAGCTACGCCGCCGCACCGCGAGCTGCTCGGACATCACAAACAGACACCGAGAAGCGGCTCCCCGCCGACCTCCTCGAGCAGATCACACACCTCGGCGGCGCCGACCGCCGCACCACAGCCACCATCACCGCATTCGCACGCCGAGGCCTCCCCGAAGCCGCGTTCCGCAACGCGCTCGAGGCAACCCACGAAGCACGCCCCCGACTACGCACCAGCGAGATCGCCTACTTCGTCGGCACGCTCCGCCAGATCGAACAGGACGGCCAGTACGCATGATCAGCGACCGTGAGCTCCGCCTCCGCCAGCGGATCGACGAGCTCCGCGACCAACGCGACCAGGCCCGCGCGCAGGCTCAGCGCGCCACCGAGAAACTGGCTGTCGTCCGGCGCCGACGCGATCGCCTCGCCGACCGCGTCTACCTCCTCGAGCGCTCACTCGCGCTGTGGCGTCAGCGCGCCCGACGATGAACCGGGTCGAGTTCACCGTGCTCGGCGAGCCGCAACCGCAGGGCTCGAAGACCGTCATCCAGCAGAAGGGCCGCCGGCCGCGGATGATCGAGGACAACCCCGACACCGCGCCGTGGCGGGAGCGGGTCGAGCGCGCAGCACGGGCCGCGATGGACGGCCGCCAGGTCCGCACCGGGCCGCAGCGCCTCTCGGTCACCTTCGTGTTCCGCCGCCCAGCCGGCCACTACGGCACCGGCCGCAACGCAGGCCGGCTGAAGCCGAGCTCGCCGCTCTACGTTCGCACCCGCCCCGACGTCGACAAGCTCCTCCGCGCCGTCGGCGACGCGATCACCGGGATCGTCTGCCGCGACGACTCCCAGCTCGTGGTCGTGCACGCCGAGAAGCACTACGGCGAACCGGCGTGCGCGCACGTGGTCGTCGAGGAGCTCGCGCTCGAGGACGACCGGGCGGTCGAGCACTGAATGGACGCAGAGCGAGGGCCCGGCTCACTGTGGCGAGAGCCGGGCCCTCGAGGTCTGCCGTCCCCCCAACCAAGCGGGACGAGCCAAGATTACCTCTTGCAACTCATACGACTTGAAAACCATAAGACCAACAACTAGCCTGCAAATACGGTGAATCTCCGAACCGTCACCGTCGGCGAGATCGCGCTCGTAGTGATCGCGGTCTTCGTCATCCTCGCCTACTTCAACGGCTGGGGCTAACCCGATGCCGCAACCACACTGGGCAGGCCGCATCCCCGACACCACAAGCGACGGCGGCGGCGCCACCACCCTCACCGAGCTCACCGACGTCACCGGCGACCCCGCACCCGGCTACAGCCCCGTCGCCGACGAAACCGCGACCGTGTTCCCGCTCACCCGCGTCACCACCCAAGACGACCTCGACGCGATCCTCGCCGCAGTCGCCCAAGTCATCTGGAACGAAGTCACCCTCTACAACGGCTGCACCGCCTACGGCGGCGACTGGGCACCACCCCGCTACCGCCACACCCTCAACAACGTCGTCCACGTCGAAGGGCTCGTGATGCCGCCACGCCCACTCACCGACACAGACTCCGGCATCGCGATCGCCCAAATCCCCGTCGGGCCAGGCGCCGACCTCATGTTCACCAGCTCCTGCGACGGCCCAACCTCATGCCGCCTCGTCGTCAAAGCCGACGGGCTGATCCTGTTCGACGGCCTCCACGCCGGCGCCGGAGAGGCCAGCCTCTTCAGCCTCTCAGGGATCAGCTACAGCGTCGACGGGCCAAGCCAGATCATCACGGCCGCGCTCACCGCAACCTTCGGAGGAACCCAATGACCGTGCTCGAGACCGACCAACCAACCACCCCAGAGGAGCCGGACACCGACACCGACACCGACCAGGACGACGACCAGGACGAAGAGCAGGACAACAACGACGATGGCGCCGAGACCTAGACGACGCTCAACAGCCAAAGGCGCGAAACGCCTCAAAAGCTCCCAGTTCGCCTACCCGAAAACACGGAAATACCCGATCAACACCGCGAAACGGGCGCGCGCCGCGCTCTCCTACTCCTCACGCAAAGGCACCGCCGGCTCCTACAGCCACGTCCTCAAACGGATCAAACAGTCCTCAAACGCGAGCGTCCGCGCAATCGGGAAACGCTCAACGAAAAAATGAACGACGACCAGCTCAAAGGCGGTGTGCTTGAAGACTGGATCGACGTCGACGACGACACCGACCTCGTCGTCGAACACCGGCTTCGCATAACACACAAAAAACCCCTGCAAACAAGCTGTTTTTTTGGGGCACCCCCCCGGCTGACCCGGCCTCAGGAAATCCGGCACTCTCTTTAGATGTCGGTGGAGACAACACGGGTTCGGGGGAAGACGGCGGCGTCGGGGTACGGTGGGACGCATCAGGCGATTAGGCGGCGTCTGGAGCCGTTGGTGCTTGCTGGTGGTGTCAGGTGTGCTCGCTGTGGTGAATTGATCGGGGCGGGGGAGCGGTGGCATCTGGGTCACACGGATGACCGGTTGGGCTATTCGGGGCCGGAGCATGTGTGGTGCAACGTCGCGGCTGGGAATACGGCGCGGTCGGCGGGGCCGGCGTTGTTGGCGGTTGTGGAGCCGGAACGCGATGGGGTTGTTGCGTCGGATGAGCGGTGGGCGGTGCCGTGGCTGAAGCGGTTCCGGAAGGTGCCTGGGGATGCGGTTTGGCCGCGGTATATGACGCTCCCTCATCCGCGGGCGGTGGGGTCGATCGGCCCGGCGTTTATCAAGTGGGCTGAGGCGCGGGAGGGTCGTGAGTTGCGTTGGTGGCAGCGGCTCGTTGCGACCCGTTTGCTCGAGGTCGACAGGGATGGCCGGTTGGTGTGGGAGACGTTGATCTTGACGATGGCCCGTCAGCTCGGGAAGTCGTGGCTGTTGCGCGAGTTGTTGTTGTGGCGTGTGCATCAGGGCAAGCGGTTCGGTGAGCCGCAGGATGTGCTTCATACGGGCAAGGATCTCCAGGTCTGCAAGGAGGTGTTGCGGCCGGCGCTGTACTGGGCTTTGGACCAGCCTGGGTACAAGGTTGGGCGGGCTGCCGGGGAGATGTTCATCGAGCGGCTCGATGATCATTCGCGTTGGTTGCTTCGGTCGCGTGGCGCGGTGTACGGCTACTCCGTCAGCGTGGGTGCGGTCGATGAGGCGTGGAAGGTGAGGCCGGAGATCGTTGATGAGGGGTTGGCGCCGACGATGGTGGAGCGGGAGCAGCCGCAGCTGTGGTTGGTTTCGACGGCGCATCGGGAGGCGACCGCGTTGATCTTGACGCGACGGAAGGTTGCGCTCGCGAACCTTGAGCGCAGCGATGGTGATCTGCTGATCGAGTGGTCGGCGCCGAGAGCGTGCGAGCTCGACGATGTGGCGGGCTGGCGAGCGGCGTCGCCTCATTGGACGCGGCAGCGGGAGAGGCTGGTCGGGAGACAGCTTGAGGCGGCGAGGACGGGTGAGGCCGAGCTGGTTGAGGATGAGGCTGACCCGGTGGAGGCGTTCCGAGCACAGTGGCTGAATCAGTGGCCTGACCGGTCGATCCCAACGGGGACGGGTGAGCCGTTGCTGCCGGCCGGGTTGTGGGACTATCTCACCGATCCGGGGTTGGTCGATGGCGGCCCGTTGTTTGTTGCGGTTGAGGACGATTTCGGGAACGGGGCTGCAGTCGCGGCGGCGTCGGTGCTCGAGGACGGAAGGATCGAGGTTGACGGGTGGGCGTGCCCGGATTGGGATTCCGCGATTCTTGATGTGCAACGGTTGGCGGCGCTGAGACCGGTTCGTCAGACCGTGGTCGGTGCGTCGTTGCTGACCCGGGTTCCGGCTGGTATGACGCCGCCCCCGAGAGCGGTGGGCCAGGCGGAAACCCGGGTCGGGCTGCCTTTGCTTCGTGACCTCGCCGCCGGCGGGGTGCTCGTTCATGACATCAACCCGGCGCTCGACCAGGCCGTCACCGCGGCACGTGTGAAAGAGCTCCAGACCGGGCTTGCGCTTGAGCGTGGCCCCGGCTACCCGCTGGTGAAGGCGTTGGTGTGGTCGGTCGGGATGGCGCACAGACCGCTACCGGTCCCGGTGGTGTTCTAGGTGGGGCTGTTCAACCGTGCGATCCGGCCGCCCGACTGGGACTCGGTTGTCCCGAACCCGAACGACCCAGCTGCTGTGCCACCCTCAACGGTCGGCCCGGATCAGCTTGTCGTGCCGGGTGACCCGGACGGCGTAACCCTCGACGACAGCACCAGCCCCGCCTGGGTGCCGCCGAGGATCGTCGCGTCGGGGTGGTCGGGGTGGCCGGCGGACTGGTGGCCGCCGAACTGGCAGTCGAGCCGGTTCCAGGCGTTGACCGACACGGTGTGGATGTGCGTCGACCTGAACGCGTCGCTGCTGTCGACGATGCCGCCGTACCTCGTCGATGCCGCACCGACGTTGAACGCGGACTGGCTCAACAACCCCGACCCGGACATCTACACGTCGTGGACGGAGTTCGCGAAGCAGCTGTTTTGGGACTACCAGCTCGGCGAGGCGTTCGTGATCTCGACCGCGACCTACGCGACCGGGTGGCCGGCCAGGTTCCATGTCGTGCCGCCGTGGACGGTGAGCATCGAGCTCGAGCAGGGGCGGCGCCGTTACACGATCGGGAGCCAGGACGTCACCGGCGAGATCCTCCATCTCCGCTACCAGTCGTCGGTTGACATGGCGCATGGGAAAGGCCCGCTGGAGGCTGCGGGGGCGCGTGTGCTGGCCGCGCAGGTGCTCACCCAGTACGCGACCCGGCTTGCGTCGGGTGGCGGGATCCCGAGCTCGGTGCTGGAGCATCCCGAGGAGTTGTCGGCGGTGCAGGCGCAGCAGCTGAAAGACCAGTGGGTGCAGGCGAGGGTCTCGTCGATCGGCGAGCCGGCCGTCCTCTCCGGCGGGGTGAAGTGGACACCGACCCAGCTCAACCCCAGGGACATGGCGCTGCATGATCTGCTGACGGTGAACGAGTCGCGGATCGCGGTGATGTTCGGGGTGCCGCCGTTCATCGTCGGGTTGCCGTCCGGGGGCGACTCGATGACCTATTCGAACGTGACGAGCCTGTTCGACTATCACTGGCGGGCCGGGTTGCGGCCGAAGGCGCAGTCGGTGATGGATGCGCTCTCGGGGTGGCTGCTCCCGAGGGGGACGAAGGTGGAGCTGAACCGGGACGAGTACATCCAGCCGGAGCCGTTGGAGCGGGCGCAGACCGCGCAGATCCTCGCCGGGATCGTCGACCCGGTCACCGGCCGGCAGGCGTTGACGGTCGACGAGATCCGCGCGGCGGAACGGCTCGACGACACCGTCCCCTCGAACGTCGCTCAAGGAGTGCTGCGATGACCAACGAGTTGGAGTTCCGCTCGGCCGAGCTCGCCGCCGTCGACTTCCCGAAACGGGTGATCGAGGTGATCGTGACGCCGTGGGAGCAGGAGGCCGAGGTCGAGTACAAAGGCAGGATGATCCGTGAGATCTTCAGCCGCGGCGCCTACGACGGGATCGAGCGGCGCCCGAACCGGATCCGGGTCAACCGCGACCACGACATCCGGCGGATGATCGGGCGCGCGGTCGCGTTCCACCCGACCCGCGACGAAGGGCTCGTCGGCGAGCTACGGATCGCGCGGACACCGTTAGGCGACGAGACGTTGGAGCTCGCCGACGAGCGGATCCTCGACGCGTCGGCCGAGTTCGCGGTGATGCCCGGCGGCGAAACCTGGACCGGTCGGGTCCGCCGGATCACGAAAGCGTGGCTGGGCGGGGTCGCGTTGACACCGATCCCCGCCTACAAGGACGCGAACGTTCTCGCCGTCCGCACCACCACACCAGCCGGTGAAACAGAGCGACCGTTGACACCGAACCGTGACCGGCTCGAGCTGATCCGGTTCCAGGAGCTGTACGCCGACATCAACCGCCGCTATGCTCCCCATTAGCGGACTGAACTACCTGCCGTTGTAGACCACAGGGTGGGCCGGCAGTAGCGGGGGACGACCGCGAGCTTCGAAGCGAAGTCCTGTTTCGACTTGCGATTGGAGGTCCCCCTGTGACCGCAACAGACACGATGCTGGCGCGCTACGCGCAGGAAATCAGCGACCGTCAGCAGTTCATCGACAACCTCGTCGAGTCCGCGAACGGCGACGACCTCTCCGACGAGAAGATGGAGCTCGTCGAGGACGCCAAGAACCGGATCATCGACATCAACAAACGGATGGGGCCGCTCGAGGAGCACCGCCGGATCGCCGGGGAGTCGCAGGAGCGGCTCGCTGCGCTCGCGAGGTACATGCCGCCGGAACGGCCCAAGGAAGTCGAGTACCGCTCCGCCGGCAGCTACACCCTCGACATGTGGCGGGCCGGGCTCGGCAGCGACGAGGCCAAGCAGCGGCTCGACATCTACAACCGCGCCGCCGCGCACCAGACGACCAGCGACAACCCCGGCCTGCTCCCCGAGCAGATCCTGGGGCCGGTCGTCAACTTCATCGACGCCGTCCGCCCGGTCGTGTCGGCGATCGGGCCGCAGCAACTTCCCCGCGGGTCGTGGTCGCGGCCGAGGATCACCCAGCACACCGCCGTCGCTGCGCAGTCGGCCGAGAAGGCGGAGCTGACGTCGCAGAAGATGACGATCTCGAAGGTCGCCGTCACCGCCGTCACTTATGGCGGTTACGTGAACGTCAGCCGGCAGGACATCGACTGGACGCAGCCGGAGATCATGGACATCGTCATCAACGACCTCGCGGCGCAGTACGCGCTGAAGACCGAGCAGGTCGCGGTGCAGGCGTTCTACACCGGTGCGACGGCGGGGACGGTCACGATCCCGGCCACACCCGACGCCGACTCGGTCGCGGCCGCGTTCTGGGGTGCCGCCGGTCAGGTGTACACCGCCACGAAGGGGCAGGGCCGGCTGATCGCCGCCGCGTCCCCGGACGTGCTCGGGATCCTCGGCCCGCTGTTCGCGCCCGTCAACCCCGTCGACTCGCAATCCACCGGGTTCACCGCCGCAACCTACGGGCAGGGAGCGATGGGCGCGATCGGCGGGATCCCCGTCTACGTCACCGGCGGGTTCGCGGCCGCCAAGAGCTTGATGGTGCTCAGCACGGCCGCGACCGAGGTGTACGAGGACCGGATCGGGTCGCTGTCGGTCGTCGAGCCGTCGGTGCTCGGTGTCCAGGTCGCCTACGCCGGCTACTTCGTGCCGTTGCTGCTCGAGCCGCTCGGCGTGATCAAGGTCACGGTGACCTAGATGGCCGACGAGATCTGGGACGCCCCGAACCAGCAGGTCGTCCGTGCCGACCAGTCGGCACCGTGGGACGAAGGGACTGGCGGGGAGGCCGACGAGGCGCCGACCGTTGAGGAGATGACGAAAGCGCAGCTGCTCGGCTACGCCGCCGAGCAGGGCATCGACGTCGACCAGTCGATGACCAAGGACGAGATCAGGGCGGCGATCGAAGCCGGGTGACCTCGATGGCGTACGTGGACATCGCTGAGCTGCAACGCGTCCTCGCGAAACCGAGCCCGACGGTGGCGGAGAGCACGGCGATGGAACGCGTGTTGGACGAGGCGGGCCGGGAGATCGACTGGGAGCTCGCGTTCACGGTCGACAACCCGGCCCCCGCGTCCGGCACCCCGGAGTACGCGATCCTGACCGAGGTCAACCTCTCGAGGGCGGTCGAGCTGTGGAACATGGAGTTCCGCCCCTTCGGCGCCGTCCCGGTCGGCCCTGACTCGGTCCCGATCGTCGCGGCCCGCGACACCTGGTACCGGCACCGGCTGCGGTTGCTGCCGCTGAAGACGTCGTGGGGCGTCGGGTGAGCCTCAATGAGCTCGTCACCGACATCGCTGCCGCGTTGGAGCCGCTCACCGTCGAGATCCCCGAGCTGCAGATCTACCCGTACTACAACAGCAACCCGACCCCGCCGTCCGTGGACGTGTACCCGGGCGACCCGTTCCAGGAAGCAGCCGGGTTCGGGGTCGGTAACAGCCGGGTGTGGTTCACCGTCCGTGCCCGTGTCAGCGTCGCCGACCCGGCCGCCGGCAACCAGCTGCTGCTCAGGTTGCTCGACCCGAACGACCCCGCCTCGGTGGAGGCCGCGCTAGCCGTGGACGACACCGCCGTGATCGACAACACCCAAGGAGCGGTGTCGGGGTTCCGGCGTTACTCGGACGACAACGCTGAGCTGCTCGGCTGCGAATGGAGAGTAGGAGTCTTCGTGTGACCGCATACAAGGTGACCGGCCCGAGCGCGTTCATGGGTCACAAGCCCGGCGAGGTATTCGAGGCCGAGCTCGACGAGGCGCTCGAACGCCGCGCACTCGAGCGCGGCTCGATCAAGAAAGTCAGAACCAACAAACCAAAAGAGGAGGTGGAGGACGATGCCGAAACGGATCGCGCTTAAAGATTTCGTCGAGATCGACACGACCGACCTGAGCGACTTCTGCCGACAGGTGCAGTTCTCGAGCGAGCACGACCAGGTCGATGTGTCCGGGTTCAACGCGAACGGCACCAACGAGTACCTCTCCGGCCCCACGACCCAGTCGGTCACGTGCGAGTTCTTCGGCTCCTACGGGACCGGTGAGGTCCACCAGACGTTGTGGCCGATCCACCGCGACCGCACCACCGTCGCGTTCAAGTGGCGCCCGGACCAGACCAACCCGATCGCGGCTGACAACCCCCAACTCGAGGGGAACGCCCAGATCTACACCTACGGCCCAGGTGGCACCCGCGGGGA